TATCTCCATTCCCCCACTCATGGGTGTTCTACGTACGTTCGCTTCAAACTTTTTATTTATCATTTTAGCAACATCTCTTTCAAAACGTTTGCCCTTTTGGTTAGCGTTTAGTGTCATATTAAAATATTGTTAGTTGTTTTGTATGTTCTTTAATTCTTTTACAAGCGTTTTCAAAATATCCTTTATCTAGTTCTATCCCCACAAATTCTGCTATACCAAAATAATGAGATGCAATGGCTGAACTCCCACTGCCTAAATGAGTGTCTAGTATTTTATGATCTTTGTCTGAATAATGATGTAAAACCCATTTATAAAGTTGTATAGGTTTTTGGCATGGATGCCATCTCATATTATTTTCCCAATCTATTTTGTTACCAATTACATTACCTATTGATGTATAATGACAAATTTTCATATTTACACCAAAACTATGACTTGCAATATCACAATCAGATAAACCTTTAGGTGAATTTCTTCTACCACCTCCTGTTTTATCATGTATTATTCTACCCACATCATCTACATATTTATTGAAATAATTAACACCAAATATTATTTTATTTTTAGTTACTCTTTTGAGCTCTAAAAAATATTCTTTTTTTGGAATATCATCATTCCATTGTATTTTCTTGTGTGATTTTCTTGATTTAGAACCTCTAAAATCACCAATGCCATAAGGAGGATCTACAATAGCCAGATCAAAGTAATTATCTTTATAGTCTTTCATGACATTCATGCAATCATCATTTATGATATTTAAGTTATGAATATTCATTTTATATATTTTACTTTATTATTTCTTCTATTATAGTAATCTACTTTCTTTTTAAGCTTCTCCAAATCCTTGTCTGGTGCTTCAACAGTAACCCTGTTGCCATCCTTATTTATCCAAGTTGCTTTCATTTGTGTATATAAGTATTAATATAAACCCCACCAATAGCAACACAACAATCACAACTTAATATTTTTGCTCATCTCCTGTATTGTGTAATTTAAGTTAGCTACCTTTCTTGTACTTTTGGCATAGGCAATCCTTTCTTTAGATAAATCTATAGCCATACTTTCAAAGTTATTATGCAACGCATCCATCATTTCAAGAGTGTTCTTTAAAGTCTCTAAGCTCTTTTTATATTTTTCAGGAACGTTATAACTGCCGTCATCCTTTTGATATGCAAGTACAATCCTCCATATCATTTTCTGAAGGTCGGCTTTTAATTGTATAATATCCTCTAATTTTATTTCCATGTCTTTTTACCAGCTAAATATCCTAATATAAAACATACTATGCCATGTATAATAAATATGCTAATTGTCAATATCAATAGTTTCTATTTTCTTTAACCTATACCAATTACCAATCTGCAACTTATCCTTAGTTAAAATTATTTCAACACCTTTTGATGGGTGGTGCATGTGATATAAATTAACCCTCACCTCTTGCACTACCTGGTATTTAGTGCAGCTGCATAATAAAATACTAATCATTAAAATCCTCATCCTTGTTAGTTTCATACCAATTTACATAATTTTTTTCTAACTTTAACTCTGCTTGTTTTTCTCTTGGCATATCTTTATAACGTTTTGCATATATATCTCCCTCCAAATAATATGTATTTCTTTTAATGTCAAAGAACATAGTATAGTTGCCATTCTTAGATACACCTTTAGGCTTACTTTTAACAACTTTTATAAGCACCTCATTATCTTTATATGGCTCACCCTGTATGTTTTTCTGATCTTTAGGCGGTCTCCAAATAATAATCATAAGTAGTCCTTTTCTAAACCATGCCTGACCACCAGCAATTTCTCTGGCAGTAGCAACAGGAAAGTAAGTGCCACTCTTATTTGTTACTGGAGCTTGATCTCTAACATGAGTAATTACGCAGTTATGCCTATTTTTAGCCCTTGCATTTTTACGTACATCTCCTAATATTCTCTCTATATATAAATCCTGTCGTCCCTCATCCTTACTAAAATCGTGGCTCAGTTCATTAAAAGGATCAATCATTGTAGTATGTATTTTAACTTTCTCCTTAAATTCTATTTGATCTACTACCTCAAAAAAGTTTGCTGCTGTCATAGGATTATCCATAGGATCAATTATATAAAAGTGTCTAGAAACAAACATCTCAGCTCCCGTCCTTTCAGGTTCAGTCATGTGTTTGCCTTTATTGTCCTTTTTTATATATGGTTTTCCAATATACTTAGTACAAAGTTCAGCTACAATATCATGTACTGCTCCTGTCTCTGGAGTGAAAATTGCATGTTTAAGACCATGCTCAACACTTAAATTTATAAGAACATCTAGCCACCACTCAGTCTTGCCATCATGTGGCGCACCAGCTATGTAAGTAGTGCATCCTATTTTTATAGTTATAGGCATATCCCATCCTATAGAATAGCCTTTTACATGTCCCTCAGTTCTTAGGTCGTTTAGCTCTTTTAAGTTATCTCTAATTTTTTGCCACATATTAGTCAGGTATTATTATTCTATCATCATTATCATAACTACCGTTTGATTTTTTAAACCAATTTTTTAAACGTCTAGAAACATCAAAGCTTGTTTGTTTTTCGTGTCTCATCTTTTTATCGTTAGGACTATGTTCAGTCCAATACTCATAAAATTCATCTATCATTTGTTTAGGGTAATTATCTTGATGCTCTGCTAGGAGTTTCTTAAACTCCGTTTTTCTTTTATATATCTTTTCTTTTAATATATCATTATCATTATCATTATCATTATCGGGTTTTTTGGGTTTATTTTTAATCCCACTTAACCCACTGGGTTTTTTGGGTTTATTTTCTTTCGAAGGTCTACCTCCTTTTTTACCATTTTCTTGATTCCTTAAACAAGTATTTTTATATTTTTCAAGATCAGCTTTTAAGGTTTTCTTTATTGGCTGCCAAGCTAGATTTAAAGTTCTGTTTTTTGGATCTTCAGTTGTTTTATCAAATTCATCATTCACATACCTTAATATATGTATAAAAAGTTTACCAGCTTCATGATCTTTTAGTAGTTTAATAGATGGTAATATATCAACATATAAGACAAAGGATTTTTTATTTTCTGCCATAATATAATAAGAAAAAAAGCCCTCACAAACAAAGTCCTAACAAGCTACATGGAGCTTACTTTATTTGGTATTGGGCAATATGTTTATATAAAACCATGTATTAGATTGTTAGGTATTTCAAATATAATAATTATTTTCTTTCAACACTCCAATATTTTATGGGAATGTATATTTTTTGTTCAATTCCAGAACTTTTAAAATGCAAAAAAGAACCAAATTTTAAAGCATCTGCAACACTAATTCTATAAATTGCCTTTTCAGTTCTTATGTTAACTGATCCATCTAGCTTTTCTAATAACTTAAAGGGTATACTCCACGCATTAGTTTTGCGATAAACACCATTTTCCTTGTCATCCTTAAATAAGCTATACTTACCATTCTTATGTTTAAATAACTGACCTAGTTTAATAGAATAATCTTTGTCAACCAGTTTTAAATTAACAACATCATTAACTATATACAGTGCATTACCACTCCTATCTTTTGTATTAAACCTTATCTCATTATTCATATAACATTATTAACATTAATACTATAACTATAACATTCATTATAAGGCTAATTAGAGCCATCCTAAACGCTTTATTTGCCCTTCTGCTATATCTCATTATAAATCTTTTTTTCATCATCACTAAACGAATTAAATTTATAACTCGGAATCTTGCCATAATCATCTTCATCCTCAAAATAAGGCTCATGTTTACCAGAAATATTTATAGGGAAAGTGTTGCCTTTATATTGCGTTTCAAAACATCTAGCAACTTTATAAGTAGGCACTCCAAACTCTTTAGCTATATTTCTAATTGTATACCCTTTAATTAAGAGCATCGGAATATCCTTTATTTGTTGCTCACTTAACTTCTTCCCAACCTTTTTTGATGAAATAATCCCTTCAGAACGGAAGGTCTTTTTTAGTTTCTTTTGTTTCATTGTTTTCACTATTTAAATTTTCACTGTTTAAATGTTCTATTTTCCATCCTTGAATATTTGTATAATATCTACCATTATATTCCTTACTAGATATGTTGATAAAGACTTTAACCTCTTGATCTACTTCAAACTCATCCAGCATAGGTATTTCTTTAACCCAAAATTCAATAGCAATATCTTTAGGATATTTATCTAGTGTAGTTATTAATAGTTGTTTCTTTTCAAATCCTGAATCGAAAGTTTGTAACTCTCCAAATTCTTTTATTGTTCCTGTTATTTCCATTTTTATTTATTTTATATATTTATTTCATTTTCTGGTACAAATAGTTCAGGTTCACCTACTTTAATTATCTTATCAGAATAACTACATGGTTCACCATCCCATTCTATATATTTCTTATTTAAGTATCTATATTTACTATATCCTTTTGAAAGCAACCCCTCAGAAAGTTCATATACTGCAACATTATAAGGGCTACTTTTTTCAATAGCTATTATATAATATTTC